CCGCACCTCAACAAAAATACAACACTTAGGGTTTATCCCTATAAAATAATGTTGCATTGATTGTTAAGTCAGCTTAATATCTATTCATGGCAACAACGCCATACGACAAATAAAGGTACATAAAATGAGCAAACTAATTCAAGCATTTAAAGCAGACCCATCCGACAAGAACCGTGCAAAGTTAGCGGCTTACTTGAAAAAACATATGATGGCAATTTGCATGGCAAGCCCAGACGAGCAGCAGTTTCTGAAAGCTAACGGGTTTAAAGGGTAAGCCATGAAATATTCATATATCCAATTAACAGACGAAGGCAAACGCCAGTTGATGCGTGAACTTAGCTTTGAGCTTACCGACAAAAAGATTGCAGAGCTAATGGATCAATTTGCCGATGGTGTGAAATTAGACAGTAACGGCGAACCGTATATCAAAATTGACCGTGTTGAAGTGCTGGTCTGTGCTGTGCCAATGTACACGCACTTCATTGACGTTAACCATATCGAGAAAGTTACAGCTAACGAGGAGGATGGCAGCGATGAATAAGCGTAACTGGCCTTTCCTAACTGACCTTGGCGATCCAAATTGGACAGGTCGCACCACTCGCACAATGCGTAAACAAACACGCTATTCGGCAGCTGACGAGCGCATACCGCCAATTGCTTGGGTGGTTGGCTTGTTGATGCTTGCAATGGTGTTTGGTTTTTTTCCGTTACTTAGCCTGGTGATGCTATGACTAATAAACAATTGGCTAGTCAACTTGCCTTAATTGAACGTGCATACCTTGTGCTAACAATTTGGGCGGAAGATTACAGCAACATTGATCCAGATCATCAAAAAGTCATTGATGATCTTAAACAAGAAATTAAACGTATTACTAAAGAATTGGAACGCGAACCTGATTTGAGCATTGAAGCGAACCGTGTTGCCTATGATGTTGCCATGCACTACGCAAACAAGACAAAGGAGAAATTGGGATGAATCAAGTTGCAAGAAATACCGATCCCGTTACCAGTTGGGCTGCTGCTGATTCTGCAAAGTCTTTAGCGGCTCAACACGCCACAATCATTATTCAAGCCTTATGTAAGTACGGGGCAATGGGCAAAGACGGTATAGCCACGATTACAGGATTAGATGGTAATCAAGTTGCCAGGCGGCTTAGTGAATTAGAACGCAACCATGAAATTCTGTTAACTGGTCGCAACGTGCAAAGCAAATCAGGCCGTTCCGAAAGGGAATGGAAGGTTATGCCTAGACAAATGGATTTGATATGAGCTATATCATTGGAAACTTACCGCCAATTAAATGCTTTGTGCGGCGTGAGTATTTGTATAATTTTGAGAAAGGCCACGGTGAACTGGAGCCTTGCATCTGGGTGAGCATAAAGGCAATCCGTGGGCAAGTGTTTCGCATTGAAAGTTTGTTGCCACGGTATGGCGCTTTGTACGACAAACTTCCTATTCAGGCTTACGTTTGGAATACTAAACATGGCGATTTAGATTTTGACATTTTGCAACTATGGGATTGCATGGGTTATAGGTTTACCGTGCATGAAAAGATCGGTTTGCGTAACCTTGGGGTTAAATTTTTAGGCAAAGACAAAGAATGGCACTTTGGAAAATACCTGTTTACCGTAGATTTTTGTGCCGACGGTATGGATGTAGACACCGGATTTACTGAAGTTGCTGAAGAACACAAATCATTTAACTTTATTCGGTTGGATAATGGGCAATTTGCAGCGCAGCCAAACAACCGTTGCCTTTGGTACGACCAGTCGTTGATACCGGCAAAGACTGACTTTCCAGATTTTCAAGCATCACGCCATATTTGGACTGTAGACGGCTCACGTAAGTGGGCAGTAGGTGACGATTGGTTTTATGATATTGCGAAACGTCATGTCTGAGTACAGCCCACACCCAGCAATTGAATACATTTGGGAAAATGCACCGGCCTATGCCAAAGCAAAAGGCACACAAGCGCAATTAGAAGCGTATAAATCTAGCTTAAAAGCTATTCTTATGAAAAAATCAGGCGAAAGTAGCATTGGGGCGCAAGAACGCGAAGCTTACGCTCACATAGATTATCAGATTCATTGTGATGCAATTGGAGCAGCAACAGAACAGGTTGAATTGCTTAAATGGCGTATGACAAGCGCTCAAATGAGGTTTGATGCTTGGCGCACCGAGCAGGCCAGCAACCGACAAATTGATAAATTAATTAAATGAACGCCAACGACACGCAAACTGGTGGGACTCATTACCAAGTGGCTATTCAACCGTGGGATTACATCATTGCTAACGATCTTGGTTACCTTGAAGGCAATGTCATCAAATATGTTACTAGGTACAAAAACAAGGGTGGGGTCGAGGATTTAAGGAAAGCGCAACATTATTTAACTAAACTAATTGAAGTTAACTTAAAGGATTAACATGAAATTATCGTTTATTTCTGAGCAAGACGATGGCACAATAATTCAAATTGCAACAAATGCTGAAGGATTATCAACAATTTTTGAAGTGTTTAAAAACTTTTTAAAAGCCAATGGTTTTGATCCCGACGTTTACGATTTTAACAACGAACATTTAGATTTTGACGAGTGAAAAAGGCCGATAAAAATCATTACGACAAACTTGCTCAGATTGGTTGCGTTTTGTGTAAGCACTTAGGATATGGCGAAACACCAGCGCATATTCATCATATTCGGCGCTTAGGCATGAAACGTGAAAATGCACCTGTTATTCCACTTTGTCCTGCTCACCATACCGGAAACGATGGGGTACATGGCATGGGCAAAAAGGCTTTTGCAAAACGTTATGGTGTTACGGAAGAAGATTTATTAGCCCAAACAGAAGAATTATTGTGAAATTATTTAAAAAATTTACGTTTGAAGCGGCGCATTCTTTGCCTGATTATCCTCAGATACACGGTCACTCATATCATGTAGAGGTATGGGTGCAAGGCAATGCTGTAGATGGGTATGTCATGCGTGAATCTGAACTTGAAAAAGAATGTTCATTTGTTAAATCAATTTTTGATCATAAAAATTTAGATCAATTTTTTGATTTACCAACAAGTGAAAATATTGCTCGGGAAATTTGGATATTACTTAAACATTTGCCATTGTTTGAAGTCAGAGTTGAGCGCCCAACAATCGGTCTCGGCATAGTCTATAACGGTGAATTTGAATGATTCACTATCATGGGCTGCCAATTACCCCGAATACTGCGGCTGCTCTTGCGGTAACCACAGGTCATGCTTTCATCAGTTATGCCCACCCCGAACAATTATCAATTGCTATCGAAGTTTGCCAAAGTTTTGCTGTAGACAACGGGGCATTTAGCGCATGGAAAAAGGGTAAGCCGATCTGCGATTGGTCGGGCTATTATAAGTGGGCAGCAAAAGCTAAACTTATACCGTCTTGTGACTTTGCGGTGATTCCTGACGTAATTGATGGAAATGAGGCCGATAACGATGCATTATTAATTGAATGGTCGTTGCCCAAATGGTTTGGCGCACCAGTTTGGCATATGCACGAATCATTTGACCGATTAGAACGCTTGGCAAATGATTATCCAAGGGTTTGTTTAGGCAGTAGCGGCAATTACGCAACAATTGGTACACAACAATGGTGGCAACGTATTGCCCAAGCTATGCGGGTGATTTGCAATGATGAGGGGCAACCATTGGTTAAGTTGCACGGACTGAGAATGTTAAACCCTGACATTTTTACAAAGTTACCTTTTGCGTCAGCTGACAGCACGAACATTGGTAGAAACATTGGTATCGACCAAGCTTGGAAAGGCAACTATATGCCACCGAGCAAAGAAGTTAGGGCGCAAGTTATGAGGGCAAGAATTGAATCACACAATGCGCCGGCAAGATGGAATTTTTTTGTGCCTGAACAATTGCAGCAATTACTCATTTAATTACAATTCAAGCGGGTCAAATCCCAATTCATTACTAATTTGGGTGGCCAGCTTGCGAAACACAGCGTCGTGTTTGTCCCACTTTGACGTTTTGGCCCGTTTAAGGTGGATCATTTCATGGGCCAACGTGCGGATGACAGTAGATAAATGACCGTTTCGCGCTCGACTGATGGTTATTTGATGTTTATCTGTCAAGTCACAAAAAATATATGTACCCATTACATCAAATTCATTGGTTACCTTGAACTCAATAGATGATATTTCCGGTAAATGCCAGCCACAAAATGGCTTGAACGTTCTAAGCATTAGATAGATTGACCCAAGCATTTTAGAGGTGAGTTTCATACTTGGACAATTTTTCCACGAAACACCACTTCATTTTCTCCAAAAACTTGTACTAGCTCGGGCATTAACAACTCACCGCGATCCCAAGTCAATACCGCAAACCCGCTACGCCAATCTTTAGGATTATCTTCCGTATAATCAGCAAATTGCATATTGTTGGGTTCGGCTAATGTACCCGTCTGGACACCGTACCTTGTGCCGTTGTAATCGGTAATCGGCTGAACAGCGAGTACATGGGTGTGGCCTGTAACGATAGAAGTACCGCCATGCAAAGTGTTGTTATAGCCCGCATACTTGCCACCTTTGAACCTGTGTTTAATACAAACATCCTCATTAACCCAATATGACCAACATGGCTGCCATCGTGGGAAGTGATCTTTTAACGTAAACCCTTTAACCCCTTCATAGGCAGCTGCTTGGTTTGCCAGCATGGTTTCGTATCGCGCATCGTGATTGCCTAAAGTCCAAATTAACGGACATTTAGTAATATCTTCAATTTGACCAAGATAAAACTGGCAAGCAGCTAATTCTTCTTTAACAGTAGGTTTAGAATCCCACCCAATACGGGGATAGCGAGAAATTGCACCACCGTCAAAGGCATCTCCATTATTGACAATGACTGACGGTTTAAGTACTTTAATAAAATGTAACAACGCTCGAAAGGCAGTTGTTGTATCGTCAGGCCAAAAGTGAGCGTCAGAAAAAACAATCACAATACCTTTGTCTAATTTGATTCCACGGCGAATGTTGCCAGGCGTTTCATGTATTTTTTTAACTTTAGCCGTAATGCCCTGGAGTGAATTGGTTGTTGAAAGCGTCAGTCCGTGTCTAAGTTCAATAGTTCGGCGGCGAGTAAAAACATTTCTTACTGCTATTCCTAACCGCTCGGCAACCAATGTCGGACTACCTAACTCGTTCCAAGCATTGATGAATTCATCATCTGTATAAACAAGTGACATAAAATTACCTTATGAGAGCCAAACGAGTTGATTGCAATCAAAAAGATATAGTCCACGCACTTAAAACGTTTGGAGCTACAGTTGTGGATTTATCAGGAATTGGTAAAGGTTGCCCAGACTTGCTAATTGGCTTTAAGGGTACGACCTATCTTATTGAAATCAAAAAAGATAGTAAAGCTAAATTTACACCACAACAGTTACAGTTCAATGAATTGTGGTCAGGCGGCGTTATTGCCCGTATTCAAACCATTGACGAAGCTATTGCGTTGCTAAAGGTTTGATTTATAATGAAAGAAACAGAGGTGTCTATGGATTATCCTGCTATTTTCGTTGCAACCTTGTTCCATAGCGGTACAAATGCACACTTTATGCACTTGCAAACCGATAGTTACGCTAAACACGTAGCGTTGAACGAATACTATGACACGATCATTGAGTTAGGCGACAAGTGGGCAGAGGCTTACCAAGGTGCTTACGATATTATCAAAAACTATCCTAAAGATTTCCATTTAGCCACCGATCCTGTTAAATACATCACATCTGTTAAAGCGTTTGTTAAAGACATTCGTGATGAATTGCCGAAAGACTCAGAGCTACAAAACATTGTGGACGAGATTGCCGATCTAATTGATAGCACGCTATATAAGCTAAAGGCTTTCAAATGACAGCGGCTTGGCAGCGTAAAGAGGGCAAAAACCCTGCTGGCGGATTAAATGCGAAAGGTCGAGCTAGTGCTGAAGCAGAAGGGATGCACCTTAAACCACCAGTCAAATCAGGTGACAACCCCAGACGAGCAAGTTTTCTAGCAAGAATGGGACACACGGCAGGCCCAATGGAAAAGGATGGGAAACCAACCAGATTGGCGTTAGCTTTAAGAGCATGGGGTGCAAGCAGTAAAGAAGATGCCATCTCTAAAGCGCACAACATCAGTAAACGCAATAAAGGATAGACATGAAAGCCGGACTATATGCCAACATTTTAGCTAAACAAGAACGCATCAAAAATGGTTCAGGCGAACACATGAGAAAGGTAGGCTCGCCAGGCGCACCTACGGCAAAAGACTTCAAAGAATCAGCTAAAACAGTTAAAGATAAAAAGTAAGCTAAACTTTATATATCTAAATCTACGACAATTGAGAAAGATATGGCAGTAAAAAAACAATCAACAAATATTAAAGGTGCAGGCAGACCCAAAGGAGTGCCTAATAAAAGCACTACAAAGGCTCGTGAGGCGATTGCAGCTTTTGTTGATGGTAATGCACACCTATTGCAAACGTGGCTTGAGCAGATCGCTGTAGACGACCGATATGGCCCAAAGACAGCATTTGAATGTTTTATGGCTGTAGCTGAATACCATGTGCCTAAACTTGCACGCACTGAACATAGTGGCGTGGATAACACCCCGATTGAAATGATTGTGAAATGGCAAGACGGGAAGTAATTTTGCCGTACTCTCCACGAGAGGCTTTCAAACCGTTTCATAACCGTAGCGAACGATGGGCTTGTTTAGTTGCTCACAGACGAGCCGGTAAAACGGTTGCAGCCATTAACGACATTGTTCGTGCTGCGCTCATGTGCAAAAGCACAAACCCACTATTTGCTTATATTGCGCCATTTCGAAGCCAGGCTAAGTCTGTGGCTTGGGATTACCTTAAACACTTTGCCCAACCAGTACTCGCATCGAGCAACGAGGCCGAGCTAACTATTGAGCTAGTGACTGGTGGCAAAATACGCTTGTTCGGTGCTGATAATGCAGATGCAATGCGCGGTTTAGGCTTTGATGGCGTGTTTATGGACGAATATGGGGACTTTAGACCTAGCGTGTGGGGTAACGTCATTCGACCAACATTGTCAGACAAACAGGGTTGGGCTGTGTTTGCCGGCACACCAAAGGGTAAGAACCAGTTTTGGCAAATATTTGAAACAGCTAGAAAAACGCCTGATGAGTGGTTTCATCTGGTGT